CTAATCTACTAAGATGAGTACTTTCTATATCATGACAACGTATATAGACCCAATAAGATTTATCAATCAAGTGATCAACTTTAATAAATCCACTTGGAACTAATTCAACAAAATACTGACGTCCTTTTACATCTTTCTTCTCATTGGCCATAATAATAGCCCCTACTTCATACGCTTCTATAAGCTTAGTAAGGGCCAATTTAATATCAACTATTTTCATTTAATCACCAAACACTTCATCAATAAGTTTTCGTGCTTTTCGTGGAAGTTCTTGTTCAATAATATCAATGCGTTGTTCAAACATATGACTCCCTTTTATAAATCTCCCATTCTCAGCTATATGACCATTCTCATAAAGCCAGGCATGGGGTGCTGTGTTTTTCACATTGACTGATTGCCCATAAAAGGTATTCTTGATTTTACCAATTTTCCAACGATTTTTCATTCGCTTAGAATCACGCTTTTTCTTGTCGGAAATTGGTGTGTCTCGTTCAAGATCACCCACAAGTTCTGAGGAAACCTCATCTAATAACTTCATTGCTTTTTCAGGATAAGTGGTACTTACTTTATTCAATAAGTCTTGCTCAAATTCTAAAAGCTCATCAACATTAAAATCTGTATCACTCATCAACTCACCACACTACAATAAATCACCAACCACTTGTTAGCCTCGTCAACATTCTCAATGGCATCAATTTCAAAAATCTTATCATTTACACCAACGGTCATATCATCAGTAATGGTTTTGTCAAAGCGCACTGTTATTTCAGCTGACATTTTCATATACTGTTTACCGTCAATAACTATTGGCGCACTTGCATTACTTTTATAGCTTGCCCATTTAGAAAATAATTCTTTATTTTTAGGGTCAATTTCATCAGCTGCGTTCTTATAATTCATATCTAAACCACAGAATTTAATTCGTTTGTTCAGTTTCCCCGGATTCATCAGCAACATCCTCCCCGTATTTCAGCTGAAAATAAATATTACTAACGGTAAATTCCATTTCTTTTGTAATTGTTCCTATAGCAACCGCTGATCTATTCTCGTACCAATGACCTATTAAGAGCTTACACGCCATGCATGCAAGCTCTTTATTTTCTGAACTTAGATAATCGGTTGTCTTCTTTCCAGTAGCAAATTTCAAAGCACCTTCAGCTGCTAAAATCATTGGTTTTATAACTTTTTCATCATCGTCATCAAACTCTACTTTTAAATGCTGCTTAACGCTTTCTAAGCTCAACATAATCGACCACCTACTCTACTGGTGTATAAACTACGTGTAAAGCTTTCTTATCAAAGAACGAACCATCACCTCTCATGATTGCTCTAACTTTCGTTGAATCATTCTCAAAACCAGCCTCTTTAGAAGTCGCAATAGAAAGTCTTTCTCTATCAAAGTAAGTATAGGCTTCTTTAGGATCACCAATAAGCATTGGTGCCTTACCATCTGCATTGTTTCTTAAAATGTCATCATCGAATACAATGACTTTCTTTCCTAAGAATAAGTACCCACTCTTATCTCTTGGATCAGGCTGTAAGTACGGCTTTCCATTTGCATCTTCCAGAGTATCCAAATAGTTATAACCTGTTTGGTTAGTAGTAATAGTAGCCCTTCTAGCAATAGAAGTCGGCAAAGTAATGTTTATTACTTTTTTAAGACCTTTAATTCCTACTACTGCATCCAATGTAACGATTGTGATACCACCAGATGTCACGCCTAAAATACCATCCACCTTAGTTCCATCAGCGTATAAGATAAGGGCATTGTGAGTTGCAACTTGTTTCTTTGCAATCCACTTGGCAATATAACGCATAAGGTTTGCATCTTCATCTTTAAGCAGTGAATTCGGAATTTCCATAAGACCCTTAAAGTCCTGGATATCCCAAGTGATTTTATCGAATTGCGGTGTACCCATATCAGGAATATCCACTAATTCTGCAACACCTTCAAATGGTGTTTTCTCCGCTTCTTTTTCTACAACTCTTGAACCACTTTTTGTTTTAACTGGCTCAACTGTTACGTAGTTGTACATATCCATTTCATCACGCATGAACTCTTTTATTTTTGTACGGATATCTTTAGGAATAAGAACGGCACCATCTGCATCCGTATTTGATGATAATGATCTTTGCTCTTCCTCATTAAGCGGTAATGATCTAACAGCCTTGAGAAATACATCAATATAACGAACTTCACCTGGCTTAGCATCTGGTGGTGTTCCTTCACTTCTTTGCTCTGGTTCTTCAGGTACATCTTCCCCTTGTAATGCAATGAAACGTTCTTCATTTTCAATATCAACATTGAGCTTCTCAACATCAGACAACTTCTCATCATATGAGCGCTGCTCTTCATCAGTAAACGAACGACTCTCAGTTTCTGCAGCTGTCATCATTGCTCTTAGTTCGTCCATAGCTTTTGCTTTTCTTGCACGTAATTCTCTTAATTTTTTAGTCATATAAGCCTCCTTAATGGCATAAAAAAATCGACCTCTATAAGTCGATAAATCTTAACTCTCTTCTTCTTTTTTCATGTTCCTGCATGACTTTGTTAACATGCGATTGTCCAAATCGTTTTACAATATCATCATATGATCTTGTGACCATACTCTTTGTATCAAGGTATGCTGGATATGTTACTGGGCTTGTATCAAATAATCGGTTTACTTCATGAATTACTCTATGATAGATACCTTTCTCTTCATCATAAACCCACTCTTCACCATCATCTCTAACATTAAATCCAAATGATGATTGGTCCACATCACCCCGTTTCATTGTGATAATTAAATCTTTTGCATAACTCGTATCTGGTGGTAAATTGTTATATCGAAGACCAAATTCATCAACCGATATCTCAAGTGTTCCTGAAAGCGTCCTACCTAATATATAGTTAGGATCATGATTCTGAAGACAGCGAACATCATCTTCAAGTACTTTATCAAATGCTCCTGGTCTAATTTCTTCATCAAACCAAGACATCACCTGAGAACGTTTGTTGAAAGTAGCAGCATAACCGACAATGCGTTCTTTGGCATCCTCTTCTTCACTTCTTACTTCAACTTTATGCGTAATAAACCTACGCTCCTTCTCCATCTTTTGTCTTCACTCCCTTCGCTTTAGCAAGTTGAATGTCATCAAGAATATCTACTGATGCCATATTCAACATAATATAATGGCCATCTCCATTAATAATTCTATTTTTATCTTCTAAATCTCTAATTTCATTAATTGATTCAGCACCAATGTTAGCCATAATTCTATGGTACTCAGCACGTGATTTAATATCTGTCCTAAGCAATGAGTTAACATTGAACTTGAGATAGTATTTCTTTGCATCCTCTTCTAAGAAGAGCTTATATTCAATTTCCTGTTCCCAACTTACTAATATAGGCTCCATCGTATCCATGTGATATTCCAAATTAAGATGCTCAATATTATTAAACGTAGCTCGGTCTAATTCTTGCAATTTGTGTAAGGGCACATTAAATATACGTGCAATATCGGCTAGACCGCCTTTTAAAGTTTGAATAAACTGTGCATCCGCAAGTGGCATGCTAATAGAATCAAATTCTAAACCTGCATCTAAGATAGCAATTCTTGATGCATTGTCTAATCCACCATTGGCTTTTTCCCATTCTTCCCTTAACTTATCTTTGGCTGGTTTATCAAGTTGCTGTGGCACCTTCATTATTCCTTTAGTCGTTGTTCCATTTTTGTAAAAAGAACCAATAAAGTTTTGAGTAGCCATAACATTACCAAGAGAATCTCTTGATGTTCTAATAGGACTTTTCCCTTCAAAACCATCAATGACCATACCCGTCAAATGAATGACTTCATCATAGTGCATCTTGCGATAAGTTCCATCTGGTAACTGTGTTACATACCACAAAGTACGTTTCTTCCAGTCATAATATGGCTTAGTCACTCTTGGATTAAGTATCCAAAGAGCAATAGGCATACCTGCTCTATTACACTCAATATTTGCATAAGCATTACCCCAGAGGTTCCTATGAACTTCCATCGTCTTCTTAAAATTGAATGGCGTTGTAAAAGGATTAGGCCTCTTCTCAATAAGCTTTGCAATCGGATGATCTCTTTGTCTTTGGCGCCCATTCTCAGTTCTTTCAAACATCTGAAATGGCAATTTACCAATAGAATTACCTAATAAATTTACAGCTGCATAAACAGCTGAAAGTTTTAGAGATTGTTCTTCTGTTACATACAAACCAGAAGGGGTGTCTGAACCGCCTAAAACATCAGGTAACCATTCTTGCCACCCAGCATCTGCTGACTCTGAGCGTTTCTCAAATAGTTTTTCTAACACTTAATATCCTCCTATCTCTTACACCACGCAATAGTAAAACCCGCAGCAAACAAGATAAATGACAAAGTCACAAATCCTGCGAGTTCAGAAATATATTTAAACATGGTAAAAATAAAAATAACCGCCGCAGCAGTTATCAATGAGTCGTGTATCTTAACTTTTAATTTCATTTACTCCACCTTCTTATAACGAAAATCCCTCACCCATAATATGAGCATTAAGGTCTAACGTTGCTTTACCAAACATTGCTCTTGTATGACTTGTTACCATAGCAATAGCAGGGTCAATTCTAAACTGCGTCTTCGACTTATCTAGCTTAATATTCCCCGCTGGATCAGATACAGCCACTGCATTACCAACTGCAAAGGTTAATAACGGATTGTTATTATGAATCAGCTTACCAGCAATGATAAGTTTTTCAATATCTTTGGTTGGTTCAGATAACGTTCTAAATCCCTGTCTAATCTCAACAGTAAGAAATCCTTCTGCATCCAAGTCGTTTGCAATTTGTGTAGCATTCCAAGGGTCATAACATATCTCTTTGATATCATAAACCGTCGCTTTCTCGTAGATCAATGACTTAATCCATTCATAGTCAACTACTTCACCAGGTGTTAAGGTTAATAATCCCATCCTTGCCCATGTACTATAAGGCACATTGTCGCGCCTTTCTTTTTCTTCAATAGCATCCTCCGGCAAGAATGAATGACTCTCTACATAATACCTACCATCACCTAGTGGAAACTCAAAGTTTGCTGATGTAATATCAGTAGTAGCTGAAAGGTCTAGCCCAACATAACAAGGTAGCTTAGATAATTGTTCCTCACTCAGTACCTCTTCTGGACATGCTTTCCACTTATCCATGTTCATCCACTTTGTATCAGCATTCACCCATACATTGAGATGCTTACATAAGAAGTTATTTTGTGCAGCTGGTATTTCCATTGCTTTCTTAACTTTGATTTCTAAGTCTTCAATATTTACTGATACACCTAGATTAGGATTTGCTTTAATCCAACATGAAGGATCACGCCAATCATCATCTGCATCTATCTGTGCAATATAAGCAAAGAAAGCTTCATCTTCGATGGTACCGTTAAGGACTTGAACTGCATATTCATATAACTCATAACAAATACCATTACGATTGAAACCAGCAGTCGTAATAATGTAAATAAGCGGTTGGCTCCTTGCACCTGTCGCAGTCTCAATAACATCATAAACCTCACGCGTCTTATGTGCATGAAGCTCATCAATGAGTCCTAAACTAACATTAAGACCATCAAGTGATTTTGAGTCTGCAGCTAAGGGTTCAAACTTTGAATTAGTCATGGCCACATTTAAGTTATTGGCTAAAGGCTCAATCACCTTACGTAAAGATGAGGACTTAAGAACCATGTTCTTGGCTTCTTCAAAGATTATTTTAGCCTGGTCTTTTTTAGTTGCTGCAGA